TGGTAACTCTTCTTTTATTTTAAATAATTAAAGAAATACATACTAATATACCCATACCCGTAATTATATTACGAAAATTTTAAAACATACAACATGTCTACTGTCGGCAAATCTTACTTCGAAGAATCTGCACTTAAAGCCAATACCGAAAATGGTAAAGATTGGCTCAGGAAAGCACTCCATCCACCTGGCGCCAAAGGTACATCTTACAACGGTTACCCAGATAAGTCTGTCATACCTGCAATTCATCAAGAGTACAGACTCGATTGGGAAAACTTTTTACCTTCCCTCGATGATCCTAAAACTATGTTACTTCTACATTGTCCAAGCTTCATTAACCTTTTATTTCACGCCGAATTCTCCCAATCTTACCCTCTGGGCAATGATAACAATTGGCAACTTGCCCAAATTAATGATCAGATTTCTCAACAATCCGTCACCGGCGAGATGGGGAAAATCCAATCTGCCTATATGTCCGAAACCCTTCAATATGACGCCACCGGTTTCAACAATTCTGGTATGATCTACTCCGCCCAGTTCTCACCATCTGTTTACACTCTTAACCTCGTCACCGTAATCCGCAGATTGCATAAACAAGGCTCTCTCGACAAGTACATGCCCGAATTAGAAAAATCTTTTGGAGCGGACATGAAAGTTGCGTACAAAGCCATAACACAAAAAGTCAAACAAACCGCAAACACTAATGATTTCGAAATGATTTATGAGAGTGATTTTTGGAACGTTGGTGTACCTCTACCAATCACCACTCAACTTGTCCAGGTCGTCCAGTTAGGTCGACCTATAACTCAACCCACTGACATTTCGATGCTTTCACCCAAGAAATACACAGCCAGATCCACTGAAGGTGCTTTCATCGTCCATCAGACCAATGAAGATTTTAACAAATGGTGCTCAGTCCGATGTGGCACTTTCGTCAATGGTTCATCCTTTACCTCAAAACCCTTGATGGTCTGTATTTATGAGACCGTCGATGACCTAGGTACTGCATGGATCTTCCCATTCCGTGACGCTGGTGGTCTAGTTTTCGATGTCGAATGGCCAAATTGGACCTGGGCATATACCATGTTCACTGGTATGCAACCCGGTGCCGCAGGTGGTAGTCCACCTTTAGTTAACATCAAAACCATCAGAGGTATCGCAATTGCACCAACTGTTCGAAGCATTCTTAATGCTTCCACTGTATCACCCGCCCTTTACGATCCGCAAGCTTTGCAAACATATTCTGTCATAACTCAATCCAGACAAGACGCCATGCCAGCCGAATACAACATGCTCGGTTCACTACTCGGTGGATCCGGCATAGCCGTGCCTTTAATGTCTAGCACCATTTCAAGCATCTCTGATGCCATCACCGGAGCCGGTGCTTCTAAAGCTGAAAAGAAGAAGGTCTCAGCTGAACTTGCCGAAGATCGCGCAACTGAGACTAACGAATCATTAGGTGAAACAAACACCACCAAGAAATCCGATACCGCCATTAGTCGCCCACGTCGACAATCGTATCGTAAACCGAGAGAACCCAAACCTAAACCTCTCATTATATATAGAGAACGCTCTTCCTCCAAGCGGAGAGTTCGCTCTACTTCAAGACCTAGATCGTCATCTCGTAAGAGATCATCTTCTAGAAAACCAACCGGCCGTAAAAATAAAAATAAAAGCCATAATAAACGCCGTAACAACTATTAACTGCGCCGTACTGTTCATCAGTCGTAACCTTATTTCTTTAATTATCTGAGTAGCTGCTTGCGCAAGCGGCC